TTTTATAAGCCGCAGCTAGCGGCTATTTTTATGCCATCAAGTCCAAGCGTGATCGACTATAAAAGCTCCGGTAAATTAAGACGCAAGCCTGATCCGTCTAAAAAGCTGTGGAAGGAGTTCTTAACATGATTCCCAAGATTTTAATGCCGATGAATTTGCAATTTTTCGCTGAAGATACTGGTACTGACGGTAGTCAAGAGAACCAGCAAAACGGCGAATCTCAAAGTGAAAATGACACCAACACTCAAGACTCGGAAAATGGCCAAGACAGTTCTGATGAAAGCTCTGATCAGCATACCTACACGGATGAACAGGTCAACGATATTGTTAAAAAACGCCTTGCTCGTGCCGAGAAGGAAAAGCAAGCTGCCGTTGACGAAGCTGCAAAACTGGCCAAGATGAATGCCGACCAGAAGAAAGACTATGAGCTAGAAAAGGCTCAAAAAGAGCGAGACGAACTCAAGTCACAGCTTGCCACCTATGAAATGGGCAAACAGGCTCGATCAATGTTTGAAGAGGCCAAGCTGACGGTCACAGAAGACGATTTGCAGCACGTTGTAACGCCAGAGGCAGAATCTACTGAGGCGAATGTAAAGTGGCTCATTGCGCATGATCAGGCAGTGGCCGAAGGTGTTCGTCAAGAGTTGCTCAAGGGCAGCACACCCAAAACGCATGGTTCAAAGGTGGAGACTCCGGGCGCGGCATTTGCTAAACAACGGAATCAGCAGGGCCAAGTTGTTAATGATCCATGGAAACAAAAATAAGGAGGTACTTTTATGTACGCAGGTAAAAAGGTAACCGCATCTGAGATCAACTTCTTGGATAGCGAGAAATTCGTTTCATTCACTCGCCAAGCCGACAGTTCAACTGATGGTGTCGTAAAGGGTGTATTGCCAGCAGGTTCTATCTATCCAAAGAACGATGCAACGGCATTCGGTGTGACCATTAATGATGTTGACGTCAGTGAGGGTTCTCAACCGGTAGGCGTCATCGTTGAAGGATATGTGAACGCAGCTCGCTTGCCAGTCAAGCCGTCCACTAATGCTATTACTGCGCTGAAAGAAATCAAATTCAGCCACGTTTCTGACTAAGGAGGATTAACTTATGCCAGCTATTTTAGATTTGTTTAATCAAAAGACGGTTCTTGATTACGTTCAAAACCGCCAGTACCCGCAATTACTTGGGGACACCTTGTTCCCATCGGTTAAGATTGACCAACTGGACTTTGAATACCTGCGTGGCGGTTCTAAGACACCCATCATCGCGTCCGTTTCTGCATTTGACACTGAGGCAGAGATTGGTAGCCGTGAAGCGAGTGTTCAGGCCGCTGAATTAGGTTACATCAAACGCAAGATGCAGCTTAAGGAAAAGGACCTGATCGCATTACGCAATCCGCGCACGCCGGCTGAACAGAACTACCTGACCAGCCTTGTTTACAACGACTTGGATGTGCTGGTTCAAGGCGTCTATGCCCGTGTCGAGAAGATGCGGATGGAGGCACTCGCCACTGGTACAATCAGCATTGACGAGAACAACATGAACTTTGACGTTACTTATAACGTCCCGGCAGAACACCAAGTAACCGCTGCCACTTCTTGGGATGCTGATGGTGCTGATCCGATTAAGGACTTGCAAGACTGGTTTGCATTGCTCGACTACGCGCCAACGCGAATCTTGACTTCTTCCAAGGTACAGACTGCCCTGATCCGGAGTAAAGCATTTGCTGACTACTTCAAGACAGCAGGCCTGTTACCTAGTGTTGGCAGTCTCAATGCGGTTATGCAGTCGTTCGGCTTGCCAACTATTGTGACGTATGATGCCAAGTACCGCAAGCAGGGAGCTAACGGTATCTATACCGTTGAACGGTACTTCCCAGAAGACACCTTGGTAGCATTTGGTGATGACCAGCTCGGGCAAACCGTTTATGGTCCTACTCCTGAAGAGTCCCGACTGATCGCAACTCCGGGTGTTCAACAGGGCACTGTTGGCAATGTGTTCACAACCGTTTACGAGACTACGCAAGATCCAATTGCAACTTGGGAAAAGGCAGCAGCCACTGCACTTCCTAGCTTCCCAGAAGCTGAGAACGTCTTGCAAGCCAAGGTACTAATCCCAAAACCTTAGCGCCGGCCACCGGGATTACGCTTAGTCAGAAAACGGCGTCCCTAAAAGTCGGCGCTACCAAGCAAATTACTGTATCCGCTGATCCTGTGGATGCATCGGACGCAAGTGATGTTGTTAGCGCTACTAAGTTCGCATCTAGCGACACTGGTATTGCCACAGTCGCTGCTGATGGGACTATTACAGCGGTAGCAGTTGGTTCTACAACAATCACCGCAACAAGTGGTTCATTCACTGCAACGGTAGCAGTTACCGTTAGCGCAGCGTAGTAGCTAGTAAACCGTCGCTTATGAAAATCACAGTGCTGCGAAAGCAGGGCGGCGGAAAGGAGGCATGACATGGCCGATACCGATCCGGTAATGCTTGCGGATTTGAAGACGATGATGGAAATCAAAACTGACACACAGGATGATGTTCTCAATCTCATCATTACCAACACCACCAAAGCTCTCCGGTTTAAGCTCGGTTTAAAGCCCACAGAAGACTTCCCAGAGGAGCTTTCATATATTGCCCTAGAAGTATGCGTCAGACGCTACAACAGGCGTAAGAACGAAGGAATGACGTCATACGAGCAAGAAGGACAGTCGTTCACGTTCAAGTCTAATGACTTCGATGATTTTGCTGACGACATCAATGACTGGAAAGAAGCCAACGGGAAGAATGCCAAGTCTCTTGGGACCGTTAGCTTCATTTCTGGCTATCCAAAGAGGTGATCGTATGCGGTTAGATCATGAGGTTACATTCTGGCTTGATGATGAAGAATATGATCCGCAAACACATCAATACGGTGATGTGAAAAAGGCTGTCACCGCTGTTGCCAGCGTCACCGACATGGGAACCGACAAGAGTGTTCAGCTATTCGGAAACTATGCTCAAAAGGCAAAGGTGATCCGACTAGTTGAGCCAATCACCGTCAATTGGAGCTATTTAACGATTGATGATGATGCAACACATTACGCTCTCAATACCTCTCGGGATCCGCTTCAAAACGCCACTTTGATTGTGGGTGAGACGAAATGAGCAAAGCTAACATTAGCTACAATATGCAGATAAAAGGCATGGACAAGTTGGTTGCTGGTTTGCTGAAGCGAGCGAAGATGGACGTTGTCAAGCAAATCGTCAAACAGCAGACAGCACAGCTCCAGACTCGATCCCAGCAAATGACTGGCACCGTGTACGCTCATCCTACTGGTGCCACAAAGCGTGGCATCAAGTTATCGCTTGAAGATGGCGGCCTAACAGGCATCGTTGGCATGTCAATGGAATACAACCCATACACCGAAAATGGAACTCGATTCATGCGGGCGCGTCCTGTATTGAAGCCTGCGTTCCTTTATCAAAAGATTCAGTTTATTAATCAGCTTAAACAAGCAGCAAAGTAGGTGATTCAAATCACATCACCAGAGCAAGAACTCTACGACTACTTCTATGCTTTCTCGCAATCGTCCGGGTACAAGACCTATGACCATTTGCCAATGCAGCAGGAGAACGCCCCGTATCCCTTCGTCATTGTTGGCGATATTCAAGTTGTTCCTACCGCAACAAAGACGTCACTCAATGGCAATGTGCTAATCACCATCGACATCTGGGGCGACAAAAAACAGCGTTTCACCATATCTGATATGGCGGAGCGCTTTTTTCGTGCCGCGATTGGGCAAGTGCTAACTGATGATTACCGATTCTATGGGCGTGTAGAAGACCAGTCAAAAGAGTTTACACAAGACCAGAGTGTCCCTGACACGGTTCTCAACCGAGCCACGCTGATACTCAATCTCAATATTTTATAGGAGGCCATAACATGGCAAATGAATTAAAAGTGCTAGAAGGCATGGACGTTGTTGCCTTGGCTCGCAAACATAGCGATCAAGCAACGGTTAGCGGCCAAGTTATCCCTTGGCAGACTTCGCTGTCCTTTGATCCGTCTGTTGACAGTGACTCCACTGTTACCAAGGACGGCAATGTAGCAACTCGTAGTTCCGCAAGTACCGATCTTGAAGTCGAGTTCCTGAACAACACGGCCGCAATTGCAGACGTAATGTATGACTCACTGTTTGACGGCGAATTGCTCGACTTTTGGATTCTCTACCGCAAGCGTAAGAATTCCGCTGGCAAGTATTACGCATGGTACATGCAAGTTACCGTTCAAGAAGACAGCAGCGACAATGACCCTGATGATCACTCTACTCGCGATGTCACATTCTCAGTTAACGGCACACCAAAGCGCGGCTGGACAACGCTAGACGACGCAACTCAGGAACAGGTTGATTACGTATTCCTTGGAGTCGGCAAGGTCACTGATACTGACAAGACCGGTGGTGGCACTGTTTGGGACAAGGCTGTTGATCCAGGTACTAACACTGCTGATACCGCACCAGCTCAGGGTGGTTCTGGTACTGGAGCATAACAGCACAAGAGGCTTGTCATCAGTCGCCTAAGAAAGTCACAGTACGGGTGAAACCCGGGCGGCTTTAAAAGAAAGGATTTTAAATCATGCAATTAACCATTAACGGTAAAGAATATGAGCTTAACTTTGGTGTCCGCTTTGTTCGCGAACTCGACAAGACAATTGGGGCTTCCATTAAAGGAATTAATTTCGGTATGGGGGTCGCAAAGGCTTTAGTTGGACTAGGGTCCTATGACTCCGCGGTTCTTTCAGATGTCATCTATGCCGCAACTGCCGTTTCTAAAAAGCGGCCAAGCACAAAAGAAGTCGATGACTTTATTGATGAAGACGGGACTGACTTAGACTCACTGTTTAAACAGATTCCGGAAGAAATGCGATCTGCTAACGCGGTCAAAGCGGCAACAAAAAACATGAAGGCCTAGATAAGGACGACAGTAAGACAAGCGAGCAACAGTATCGCGAAATCTTGCTAAATTCGTTAGCCTATCTAGGCTTTTCTAATATTCGAGACATTGAACGTATGACGCTTGTTGAATATGAGCTGCGTATGGAAGCCTATCAGCTTAAGCAAGTCGATAGACAGAACGAGATTGCACAGCAAGCATGGATGAACCAGCAAGTACAGGCAACAACTGGGAGCAAGAATCCTAAGCCGAAGTTCAAGACATTTGATGACTTCTTTGACAAGAAAGAAATTGTGGACAAAGTACGTTCAAGTTATGAACCGGATTATGAAATATCACTGATGAGTAAAACAGAATTAAAGCATTCTCGTGCACAGATATTTGCAAAACGGATGGCCGAATTTCAGAGGTTGAAGCGCGAAGGCAAAATCATTCCGCTATCTGAAAGAAAGGAGGGAGCAAATGGCTGATAGTTACAGTGTTGAGGCCATCTTGTCGGCTGTTGACAAGAACTTCTCGGGAACATTCGAGAACATGTCATCAGTTGCCAACAGTGCAGTAGATTCAATCAGCAGTGGGCTTGCCTCGTTGGGCAAGTATTCGGCTGTTGCTGGTGCAGCGGTTACCGCTATGGGCGTTCAATCGCTGAAATCATTTGGTACATTTGAGGCCAGCCTGAATAAGGCAGCCGTCGTTGCTGGCGGCACTTCAAAGAACATTGGTGAATTAGCCGATGTCGCTAACAAGATGGGCGCAGAACTGCCATTGAGTGCGCAAAATGCTGCAGATGCTATGGTTCAGATGGCTCAAGATGGGGCTAATCTGGACACCATCAAAGAAGAGTTCCCTGCGATTGCTAAAGCTGCTACAGCGGCTGGGGCAGATTTACAAGCTACTGCTGGCACTGTTCAAGTTGCTATGAATATCTGGGGAGACAGTATTGGATCATCTGCTCAAGCGGCTGCTGTCCTTACTCAAACAGCAAACGTCTCCAATGCTTCAATCGAAGAGATGCAGCAAGCGTTTGCTGATGTTGGCTCAATTGCTAGTCAAGTAGGAATCAATATGCAGGATACCTCGACAGCTATTGGCATGATTTCCAATTCTGGGGTTCCAGCTGCTCAAGCGGCACAGGACTTGAACTATGCATTGACGAGAATCATTAAACCATCAAAACAAGCATCTGATATGGCTTCTAGTTTAGGTATCAGTTATTACGATGCTCAAGGCAAGATGAAGCCGTTGCAGACGATATTGCTTGATGTTGCTAAGGCGACAAGCGGTTTGAGCGATCAGCAAAAGCAGCTCGCATTGACTACGATGTTTGGTACTGCCGGTTTTAAGGCAATGGGTCCGTTGCTTCGTTCGGTGACTAACAATTCAGACAATGCCAGCCAAAGCTGGGCTGCAATGAGCAAGGCAATCAATGATGCTTCATCAAGCGCTCAAGCAGCTAACGCCATCCTAAATCAGCAAGCCAGCGATATGCAAAACAACATTGGTTCTAAGATTGAGCAAGTCGGTGGTAACTGGGAAGCACTTCGTAATACTGCCATGCAAGCAAACTCTGGGATCAATTCAAGTATTTTGAACATGGTCAACAATGTGCTGACGATGGCAAATGATTCTAATTCGTCTCTCGGACAGATGGCTCAAAGTTTTATTGGATTGTCTGCTGTTATTGGACCAGCCATGACCGGATTTGCAGGATTCGCGGCTCAGGCCAATGCTGTTCACAATTTCCTCGGATTAGGCACTAAAGACGCCAACGGATTCTCGAAAGCATTATCTGGATTGACAGACACCAGCAAAGTTAGCACCGTCTTTGACGGAATGAACAGCAAGGTGAGAGGCTTTGTTTCAGCAACCGAAAGTGCTCCAAAGGGAATCAGTAACTTTGTTTCAGCATTAAAAGGTGTCGAGCAGGTTGGACCAAAGGGATTTGATTCCTTGGGTACCAGTATGCAGAAAATAGTTGGATTCACTACTAACGCATCGACACGTGTTAAAGAATTCAACGGTGGTATTGGCTCACTCGCAAGTTCAGTCGCATCTAAGTTCCCGTCTATGAGCGCAAGCGTGTCATCATTTTCTTCAACGTTCAAGAAGGGACTATCACTATCTGCAATTGGAAATCCGTTTGGTGAGCTGCCAAGCATAATCAGCAATTCTTTGTCGAGCATGACGTCCATCGTGTCTTCAAAGCTGGCTCCATTAAGCGGCTTGTTCTCTACATTAGGTAACGGTATCTCATCGGGCTTATCCACATCATTTGATCTTGGGACTTCAATTGTTTCAAATGGCATGACTGCGATGGCTGGAGTAATGAAGATGGGGTTGTCAGTTATTGGACCCGCGGCGATCATTGCGACTCTTATTGCTGGTCTTGGGCTCGTCAACAATCAATTTGGCACACAGATTCAAGCTATGATACAGACGGCAACTACACAGGGCCCACAAGTAATCACTAACTTTGTTGCTGGTATTGTTAGTGCTATTCCCCAACTTGTTTCTTCTGGGGAAACGCTAATTACGAGCTTGCTTATGGCCATAACGGCCAATTTGCCAGCCATTATCACTGGTGGGGTCCAGATTATCACTACACTAGTTAGCTCACTTACCAGTGGCAGCGGCAGTGCAAATATGCTGAACGCAGCTATCACGATGATCACGACACTGGTAACTGGCTTAGTCGGAGCACTTCCACAACTGATGTCAGCGGGTATTAATCTTATTTTGGCGCTTGTAAATGCCATCGTTCTCAATCTCCCAATGTTAATCAATGCAGCCATGCAAATGATCCAAACACTTGCTACAGGGCTCCTCCAAAACATGGACCAGATCATCAATGGTGCTTTGCAGATTGTTGATGGATTAGTAGATGGCATTTCTCAAAATTTGCCTGCTATTCTGAATGCTGCATTGGAGATTATCATGGCCATTGTAGGCGGTCTTGTGCAACATATCGACCAACTGATTGACGCTGCATTAAAGCTGATCACTGCCTTAGCCAATGCTCTGATTGATAACCTGCCAATGATCATTAATGCGGCTATTGAACTCATTATGGCATTAATGAATGGCTTGATTGACAACCTTGACAAGATTATTGATGCTGGCATTCAGCTCGTGTTGGCTTTAGTTAATGCGCTGATTGAGCATGCACCAGAGCTTGTTAATGGCGCAGTCAAGTTGATCACAACTCTTGCTGGAGCTTTAATTGACAACCTGCCGAAAATCTTAGCGGCCGGTTGGAAACTTGTCAGTGGATTGGCTAAAGCTGTCTGGGATCACAGAGATGACTTGGTCGATGCTGGTGGTCAACTAATCATGGGTCTTGTTAAAGGGATTGGCAACTTGGCAGCCAAAGCTTGGAATGCCGCAGTATCTGTTGCCAAGGGAATTGTTGACAAAGTTAAGGGGGCTCTTGGCATTCATTCACCTTCTAAAGTCATGGCTCAAGAAGTTGGGCAGTATATTCCCGCCGGTGTTGCTGTTGGTATCACTGACAACATGAAGCCAATAACAAAAGCGGTTGATGCAATGACAGCGGCAACTGCAATGAGCATTCCAGCGGTCGATACTTCTGCATTTAGTTCATCCGTTAGTGCCCTCAACAGCAGTGTACAGGGTGCAACCTTGTCTTCAAATCTTGATGTCAACTACACTCGCAAGCAAACGATTGAGGTTCCTCTGTACATTGACGGCCGAGAGGTTGCTCGTGCAACCGCAAACCCAATGCAAACAGAGCTCAGTCGCATGACACGAATGAGCAATCGACGAAAGGGGCTATTTTAATTTTGTATGATTTCAGAGAAACAACGCCCTTTAAGGGTTCTGATGATAATCAGCGCCCAGCAGAGGCGATGCTAATAGATGGCCAGTACATTGAAGACTTGATTCCGGGTTATAGCACGCTGCAAGTCAGTGGCCGAGAACTACTAAGCCAGTCAATCGAAAAACAAACGATTGGCAAGTCAGATGGTGAGTTCATCCAGTATGTTCGGAACCCTTCTCGTGAGATTGTTGTTGGCTACAGGCTTGCAGCAGCGGACAATCTTTCGTTCCGGCAAGCATTCTATAAGCTCAATGACATACTTCACGGTGAGAACCATCAGGTTTCTTTCAATGATGACCCATCAAAATATTGGCTTGCGACCTTATCGGATATTGACGATGTGCCTAAAGGCAGAAACGCAATTACATCTTCGTTCACGCTATTTGTCCCCGATGGCATCGCCCACTCGGTAGCCACGAAGACGTTTGACAACAAGGATCCTAAATGGAACGGTTCACCATTGAATTTGTTGACAGGAACCAGCAATATGGCTACTGCTGAATCCGTACCCAAGGGCACCTTTAAAGCCAGCAATGCAAAAACCGTTTCGGTTTCAAGTGGGGAAACTTATACGTACTCAATTGAAATTCCGTCTAACAATACAGTTGACTTAGAAGCGGCAATAAATCTTAACTCTAAAGGGTTTTTTGTAAGCCCAAAGATCGGCAATGTTATCAAATCAGGGCAATCAGGCATTTCAACGATTACCCTTACGGTCCCAGATGGAATTGACGCCCTATATTTAGCAGTAAGTCTTACAACTGCAAATCCAAATTCAGCGACAACTGTTTATGAAGCCGGTGAAAAGCTTGAAATAGGCTCCACCGCTTCTCCTTGGTCGCCTAACCCAGCTGATCCTGAATACTATGCCAACACCATCACAGTGCCTAATGCTGGAACTTATCCATCTGAACCAGTTATCACGGCTACTATCAACGGTGATGACGGCGTATTAACTGCTATTAATGATCAGGGCAGTGTGCTACAGTTTGGCTCTCCCGATGAGACTGATGGCTTTGTGAAACAAAAGTCTGAACGCGTTTATCATCTCGATTTCAATCAGACACCGACAGGGGTCACGCTCAATAATGGGGTTACGGCTTTCCCTTACGACGAGCATGGCAATGATGCCAACGTACAGTCGGGACCGTTTGGATATGCTGATGGTATTGCCTACCCGTCCACTGAACGAACCGCTTCCAATTACTGGAACGGGCCTTCAATGAGCGGTACCATTCCGAAAAATTCGAAGGG